AGATATATCTGCTACATATTGCATTCTTACTCTACCTGATTTATCCATAATAACAATTACAGGAACAGCCATAATTTTATTCTGAATATCTTTAGGTTGGTCTTTTAGGTAACTAAACTTTACAGTAGCACCAGTAATATTACTTAAATCGTAGTTATTCTTCTTGTTCCATTCTGCATTTATTTGCAGAACTGTTACGTCTTGACTATATACAAAGCCCACAACCAATACACATATCGCACATAATATTAATTTTTTCATTTACTAATTATTTCAAATAGCTTATCATCTATTTTCTTTAAGGCATCAGAGTTTTCTTGTACCTTCTTACCAGTATTCATAATAGTTTCTCTAACGAGCTTGTCTTTTAAATCATACTCTGTTCTACTAATTTCTGGTTCAGGTAACTGTTTAGCTTCCTCTATATCTGCCTGTAAGGCAAACCACATTCCTATAAGGGTGGATAATCCTACCCCTATAGCAATAAGTGTTTTTATACTAATCTCAAATTTACTGTCTTCGCTTAACTCACTCATTTTAATTTCTTAGTTTTTTGAATAGTATATACTATCGTGCAGATTAGAAGTATAATTTTTAACCATACCTCAACCTCAGTTAATGATACTAGAAAAGCCATTGAGTTTATAAGGTATATCTTCATATCTGCAAAATCCATAGCGTTATTCTTTATCTTCTTTTATTTCCTCGTAAGAACCATCTTGCAAGTTGATATTTATTTTACCATACTTTTCTTCTAGTTCTTTTTTTACTTTGTTAGATTCTTCTCTAACTTGACTTAAAGCGTGTAATAGATTGTGCTTTTGCTCATCTAACGTACCTAAGTCGTGCTTAATAGCAGAAACTTTCTTTTCTGACTCTAATAATGATTCTAATTCTTCTTTACTAATTTTTGACATTTTATTAAATTTATAGTTATATACAAATATACTAATTATTTATCTGTAGTTTTAAACTTTCTATCTCTGCTTTTAACTCTTGTATAGCACCTACTAATAATGGCACTAACTTTGATTGGTCGATACCTTGATAATCTGGCACTTCTCTTGTACCCATTACCTTTTCAGATACTAAAACTTTTTCAGTCCATTCTTCTTTAGCTTCTGTTACAAGGACTTCTTCAGTATATGCTTCTTTGCCTTCTACAATTATATTTCCTTCATCATCTAATTCTTCTTCAATAGCAGGATGTTCTATAGTTTCATAAACTGCATCTTCAGCAGGATGAACTACTGTCTTATATTTAGCAGGAGTAATTTCATACTCTTCATCTTGCATAGCATCTTTTTCTCCAGTTATAGCTTCAGGTACTATGTCTTGTACTTCGTGTGCTAAGAACCCATCAACTGTTTTATCTGCGTCTGCTTTAAAATTAAATCTACTAGGTTTTAATTGACTTACTCTATCTAAAGCACCAGTCATTTCTACTACATTTTCTTTTAGTCTGTAATCTGAAGAAGTATTGTAAACAGTTGCAGAACCAGTTGTTGAAATATTACCTACTGTACCATTTGTATTATCAAAATATACAAGACCTACACTAGCATCTGAACTTGAACTTAATTTTAAATATTTTCTATCTACACTAGAATCTACAAAAGCTGAACCACCACTACCATTTGCTGGTACTGTAGTATTTCCAATCAAAACATCCCCCCCAGATGTTATACGCATTCTTTCTACAAGAGGAACAGTAGTATCGGCTGTTCCAGAAGGAGCATTAAAAAACTGTAATTCTCCTGTTGAACTTAAACTTAATCTTGCTGCTGCTTGTGATGCAATATATTTATTATCTCCGTCAAAATATATATTATTAGATAAGAAAACTCCATTATACGCTTCCCATAAAGCACCACCTGTTGAAATTTGAATTGCTTTTGTGTCTCCAACAGTTGCCCAGCTTTCTGGTGTAACTCCGATTCCTACGTTCCCAGAACTGTCTATACGCATTCTTTCTTGAACTCCATTTGCTCCTAATCTTGTAGAAAAACTCATATAAGAGTTTCTGTCTCCTGAAGCATCCCACGCTTCTTCTTTTCCAACAGTTATCTCTCCTGCATCGTTTAACCCTGCTACATAACTTCTGTAATGTCTAAATCTTATTGTAGAGGTTTCTGTTCCAGCATCACTTGTATTATTGTTGTCAATAACAAGTTGTACGCTGTTTGTATCAGTTTCTTCTAAATTTAAGAGTGTATCAGGCGTAGTCGTTCCGATACCGACATTTCCAGAAGTGTCTATAGTCATTCTAGTAGAAACTGTAGTAGCTGTTCCTGTACCGAACTCTAAACTTGATGTAGGTGTTGGACTATTAGAACCATCGTGTACTGCTCTAACATAAGCATTAACACCTGCTGCATAAACAATATCAGTACATATAATGCTATCATTGTAAAATTCTAATCCTCCAATAACATCTCCGTCTTCATAAAGGTTAGAGCAATTTACACTTGTATTTTCTAATCTTATTACGGGTGCATCTGTACTTGGGTTACTTGTGTTTCCGTCAGATATATGTAAAATAGTATCAGGACTATTTTCTCCAATTCCTACGTTTCCTAAACTGTCTATAACTAAATCTGAACTATAACCGCCTTCAACAGGAATTAAATGACCAAAACGAAGACTATCATTCGTATCACATCCAATATGTAAAGAATTACTTACAGTTACGTTTTCTCCAATAAACCCATCATCACCTATTACTACGTATCCTTCTACAATTAAATTTCCGTGTACAGTCGCAGCAGCACCAGTTAAAGTCAAAGAAGGAACACCTTCTCCTAATGAAAATAAATGATAACCCCAAGCATTGAAGCCCATTATATCTCCATCGTGGTCAACACGAATAAAGTTTTTTAAACCAGAACCATCCGAAAAATCTAAATATGCAGCTTCATCTGTTGCACTTACTATAGAAAATTTTCCATCATCTTCTAAATTAATAAAAACCTCGTCATCAAGATTAATTCCTAAAATCTCAGAGTTTTGTTTAAAAATACCAAATGTACCATTATCTTGAGACCTTAAAGAATATGTAAATGCACCCTCTCCTGCATTATTTGCTAATGTTACTCTTGGAGTACTTCCACTTCCTGTTATAGTAAATCTTTTTGTAGCGTTTATTTCATTCGTATCCAAAGTAAGTATGTCTCCATAAGGCGAACCTAAATTAAATTTCATTTCTTTAACTATAGTTGCATCTGTATTATGAAACACACCAATATTAGCAGTTGTTGAACTTGTATGGTCATTATAAAATTCAATACTACCTAAATTTTGACCATCACTTAAACTACTATCTACATTGTTTAATCTAATTATTGGAGAAGTGGTTGTTCCTATATTTTCATTACTTACCTCAAGTAATGTTTGAGGGTCATTTGTTCCAATACCAACTTTATGGGTAGCAGTTACTTTGAAATCAGAATTATTTACTTCAAATTGTTTTGCATTACTATAATAACCTATTCTTACTATGTTATTATCAGCATATAAATAATCAGGGTCATCATTTACTCCATAATCACCAACAAATAAACTACCAAGAATCGTTAAATCACCAGTAGCATTAGTATTGCCAATAAGATTAGCTTGAAGACTAACGTCTCCAGAAAAAAGAGCTCTATTTGTATTATCTATTGTTAATACTGTAGAAGTAGCATTATCATCAATACCTGTAGATGTAAAATTAGTTATTTTATCTCCTGCTGTTATAGCTATATCTGTTCCTCCTGTAGTGTTACCTCCTGAAAGTACCTCAGCTAAAGTATCGTGTCCTTCAATAGCAGTATCTACATAAGCAGTAGTAGCCACTTTAGTACTGTTGTCTCCATCTGATTGAGTAGTTGCCGTAACCCCATCTGCTAGCACAGAAGTTGCGGTTAGATTACCACTAAAACTATTTGCAGTAACACCTCCTTCAAAAGTGGCATCTTGAGAAGTATCTATTGTTAATGCTAATGTTTCTGCTGTATTAAATATTAAATCACCTGTAGCTGTAGTTATCTCATTACCACCAGAACTACTAATAATTCTAAAATCATAGTCATCAGAGTTAGGTGCTTTTAAATCTATATAGCCACCTGAAGCTCCTCCTATTTCTATTCTACCAAAAGCAGAACCTTCAATAGTTAATTCATCATCTATAACTAATGTTCCAGCTATATTTACATTATCAGTAAATAAACCTGTAGTACCTGATATTGAACCTCCTGTTACACTACCTGTTAAATTACCTGTTACGTTTCCTTCTAAATTAGCAACTAAACTAGCTACTGCATATCCTGTTCCACTTGTGTTTACTGTTGTAGTAGGTTCTTCTTGTAAATCTTTAAATAATCTATATTTGCCTGTTAGAGCTTCTCTAAACAGTCCTGAGTACAATGTAGTACCTGAAGGCGTATATTTACCATAAAAACCTATGTCAACTGCATCTGTAGAAGTATTATTGTTTGCCAGTACAATTAAAGGGTCTTTTACTGTGAGTGTGTCTGTTCCTACTGTTGTAGTACTTCCTTCAACCACTAAGTTTCCAATAACTGTTAGATTGCTACCTATTTTAGCATCTCCATAAACGTGAAGGTTTAATCCTGATTCAGGTGTTACTCCTATTCCTACTTGTGTAGTAGAAACAAATATAGGTGAGTTATTACCAAAACCATCAGTTAATTGTTTAGCACCAACTGTTATATTTCCGTTATCAGAGAACTTTACAAGCGACTGATAAGTATCTTTTATTTTATTTCCTGAAAGTGTAGCCATTATTCAAAACAAGTTGGTTGTGAATCAATATGTAAAGTACTCTCGTTTGCTGTATCGCCAAAATTAGTGCTACAGTATATCTCTGCCCAATTTATTGTGTTTGCCATTATCTTTCTTTTTTAAATAAGTTAATAATTTTTTTACGTTAACCTCTTTAGGTTTGTAGTTCTTTTTTATAATACCCATCCGTGAAATCCTGTATCTTTGTCTGGGTAAATATCTTGATTAGAATTACTATAATACTCATCAAATTTAGATGGTGCATTATAAGTCATGTAATCTATAAATCTTTGAGCATAATACTCAGCAAAATCTCTCTCCTTTTGAATTAAGAAATCTATTTCTTCTTTGTTTGCAATCTGACTATTTTCAGAATTATGTTTATATACTCCACCATTTGATATAGAGTATGCTGCAAATGGCAAGTATTCTACCATAGCAAAGTGTATAAGCATTGGTTGTATATAGTCATTAACTAAAGCCAAGTAATCTCCACTTAAACTTCCTGCTATTATATCAGAACTTATTTTATCGTATAAATCTGTGCCTAAATAATTTTGTACATGAATTTCTTGTGCCAAACTAATAAACTGTATAAATTTATCTGTATCTACATTTGAATTTAATGCAGTATTTTTAACTAAATCTGACCTTTTTATAAATAGTGCTGTTGCCATTATTCTTCTATATTTATTTGTTCTTCTATTTCTTCACTATCTTCCTTTTTTATTCCTGTTTCTTTTTCTATCTCTGCATCTGTAATAGCATTTGTTAAATCAGTAAATTCTAAAGGTTGTAATGTTTTAAAGTATATATCTAATTCAATTCCATTGTACATCAATACTTTTTCTAGTTCATCTAGTATAGTAACTTGCATTGGTCTAATAACTGTATTATCCATAAGTAAAGATGCTGTTTGTAATTCTTCAGCATTATTACCTAAACCAGTATTGTCTTTTATACCTACAAGCATAGGGGATACAATTCTGTGTGATACCATTACTTTTCTCATAGATTCATCACTAAGAAACTTATATTGCTCATGTGCATCACTTAGTATAACTGGCTCAATACTTGCAGACAGTTCTTTGCTATCATTAAATGCCAATATAAATCTACCAGCATTAGAAGACCCACTAAACTTTTCTTGTATGTTTTGCTCAATCAAACTTCTTTGTTCTTCTGTAGGAACACCATTATTAAAGTTTATAAGCATGCTTGGTGCAAGACCATTTTGTATGTTATTTATATGGTAGTTCGCTATCTCTTCTTCTAATTCGGCATACTGTAAACCTCCTTGATAATCTACTGGTGAATAGTAATAAAAACCAGCTCTATAAGGTTTAATATATAGTATTTCTAATCCTGCATTACTTGTGCCAAAAGCAGGTATTCTTTTAGGACTTAGCTTAGATGTAATCTCTGACCAATCTTTTGCATAGTAATAGCCTTGTATTTGACCTTTGTTGTTTGCTTTCTCTGCCCTTAACGTCTCTACAGGTATATGTTCTACTTGCACAATCTTTTTTCTGTCCTTAGAATAGATTATTTGAAGTGCAGCTTGACCCATCATTTTATAGTCATAGCATATTTTTTTCATACAGTCCTTAGTAAAGAGTTCCTTCATCTCTTTATAATCCTTTTCATTTTCTTTACTATCAACTGCGTCTAACCCTTTACCATATATCATTTCAGCAATACCATTTATAGCAGCATTATTTGTAGGGCTTCCATTATATCTATTTATTAAATAATTAAAATAGTTGTTATCGTCTCCGTATTCTACCCAATCTCTATTGTATTGTTCTTTGATTTCAGGTCGTGTATAAGATGACATATTAACTATATGTATCTTTCCCTTTTCTGCTTTTGGCAACGGTTTACTATTATATCTTTTTTTTGCCATTTTATTTACTTTTCTCATATTATTACAAAATCGTTATCGTATGTGTTTTCTGTAGTGTATTCTCCAGAGTGTACATCAAAGGTATTAAAATTAGTTTGGTCTGTGCAAAAAATAGAGCCTCTATATATAATTACAGCACCATTTTTAATTGCAAATGAATAAAATCTACCTTCTACTAATGAAAAACTACCTGTAACAGTCATATACCCATTTGAATTAGTTACAGAAACACTAACAGTACTTTTAGTTCTTTTAGATTTATCAGTTAGTTCAAACGTAACTGAGCTTTGTGCACTTCTGGGAATTACCTTAAAACTCTGAGCACCTGTTGATGTTGTTAATACTACCATATTATAAGTAACAAATAATTGCTAATTTGTTTTCATAAAAAAAGGGATACCGTAGCATCCCTTAATTTAACCTAATTAAATTTAGTTATTATGAATTAGTACCTTCCGTAATAGTTACAGTTCCAGTTAATCCAGCAAATTCACTGAATGGGAATGTGGCAGAAGTGCTATCAACACTCATAAAGTTAGCTGGTTTTCTTTCCATGCCACTTAAAGTTAAAGTATATCCGCTTAAATCTCCCATAGCAGCTCCAGTAACAACTGTTCCACCAGAAACATCAGCTCCATGCTCTAATCCCATTAAAAATACATTTCCATTATAATCTTCAACAGCAACATGAGGTCTTCCGTAAGCTAACATTTTTAATTCTTTATTGTCTTCTTTAGAAAGTTTATGTAGTGTTAAATTTAATGTTTGTTCAAAGAATGTAGTTCCATTTTCTCTTGATGATGTAATATTTTGTTCAAAAGACGAGTTTCCTTTAACTTCATACTTATATGCTGTTAAATTGTTACTGCCGTCTCCTGTCATATTAGTAACTTCGTCATCTGTTTCACTAACAGTTCCCAAATCACCAAAGTCAACAAAATATATATTTTTTATACCACCAACTACATCTTTACAAGGTTCTTTTCTACCTATATTTAGTCCACAAGCCATAGTTTATTATTTTTTATAAAAAAAGGGTAAGTAGGCATTTACCCACCTACCCTAATTTTTGGTTAATTTAATTTATTAAGAATATAGTACAATGTCAGACCCTATTCCGTACTGAACTCCAGCAGTAAATCTCATAACAACTCTTACGTTTTGAGAACCATCTAGGTCAGCCATATCGATTAACTTAACTTCGTTGTGGTCAGATAAAAGACCTGTTCCGAAGAATAAGTTAGATTTTTCAGCAGCAACAGCTTTGTTATCTCCAAGTCCGTTAGCAACAAATAATTTTACACCATCAAAAGACAATGCTCCGTTTTGCCACCACATAGTACCTTGATTAGATACACCGTTTGCTCCAATGCTAGATACGTTTTCACTTCCAGCAGCATTTTCTAAGATTCCAAATCCTCCTAGTGCTCTTACATAAGCTCTAGCAATATTTTGAGATACATAGATGTATAAATCTTCTTTTCCGTATAAAGCAGAAGGAATAGCGTCAACTATTTTTCCTAGCTCTCCGATTACGTTAGCAGAAGTTACAGTACCAGCAGCAACGTCAATAACGTCACCATCAGCACCTAATAAAGTTGTAAATCCATCAAACTCACCAGCGTTAGCGTCAACACCAGACCAGATATTGTTTTCTGTTTTTTCAGCAACTAATCCAGAAACATGACCGATTAAATAGTCACTAAATTTTGGAGGTAGATTGTCAAAAGCAGAATATCCCATAGATACAGCTTCCCAGTCACTTCTAAAGTCTTTCTTACAAAGCTCTAGGTTTACTTGGAACTCTTCTGGTTGAAGGATTCTTTCGGTTAATGTAATAGTTGCAGTATCAGTAAAATCACAAGTTGCATCTTTGATTACGTTAGAATCAGTAGCAATTTTTTTGATTACTTCTTTGAACTTTACATTTGGTTTAATTTCAATACCACCTCTGTCAAGTGTAACACCTGATAATAAAGCAGCAGAAATGTACTTGCCTGCAAATTCGCCAGCATAAGTACTTGTAATTG